ACAGAATGGGGCCAGGCCTTCGAGAACAAGGTCGCGCAGTCGCGCGCCGCTCTGGGCCATTACGCGGAAGCGGCCGGCCTTGGCGACGAGTTGAAGAAGGCGATGGACGAGACCGGGGCGGGCAACCACCCGGTGTTCATCAAGCTGTTCAACCATCTCAGCCGCAACCTGCACGAGGACGGCCATCTCACCGGCAAGGCGTTCGGCGACACCGGCCTGTCCTCGCCGGTCGAGGCCCAGCAGCAGATCAACGCGCTGCGCGGCGACGCCAACTTCATGAAGCAGTACCACAACCCCAACCGTCGCGACCCGGCCCACCAGGAGGCCGTCGCCAAGATGGAAGCGCTCTACAAGCTGGCCCACCCCGACGGGCGGGCCGCGTAATTCGGGTGATGCGGGGAGCCTCCGACAGGTAGGTCCGCAAACACCAACGCCGGGCGGGCGGTAAGCGCCAAGGCAAGGGTCCGTTTCACGGGCAGCTCGAGCCGTTGTCACGCAACACAACGGGAGCATCCCAGCTATGTCCTTCACGGTAACCACGGCATTCGTTCAGCAGTTCAACGAAAACGTGGCGTTTCTGGCTCAACAGGTGGAATCACGTTTCCGGGGCAAGGTCCTCGAGGACATGATCCAGGGCGAGAGCGCCTACATGGAACAGGTGGCCCCATCGGCCGCCCAGAAGATCACGAGCCGCCACAGCGACTCGCCGGTCATGAACACGCAGCATCTGCGCCGTCGTCTCGCACCATACGATTATGGCTGGGGCGACCTGATCGACAACCTCGACAAGATGAAGCTGCTGATCGACCCGACCAGCACGTATGCGAAGACCGGCGCGATGGCCATGAATAGAGGCCAGGACGACGAGGTGATCGCGGCGTTCTTCGGCACGGCCTACACCGGCCACTCGGGCGGCACGGTGCTCACCTGGCCGAACGGCAACTCGGAGTCGGTCCCGACGCAGCCCGGCGGCACCGTGGTCGCGGTCAACGACTGGGCCTACGGCAACGGCACCGGCAACTCGGGCCTGACGATCTCCAAGCTGGTGTCGGCGTCGGTGGCGCTCGACGCGGCCGAGGGCGACGAGGGCGAGGATCGCTACTGTGCGATCAAGGCCATCCAGAAGGGCAACCTGCTGGCGACGACGGAAGCGACCCTGAAGGAGTTCGGCGTGGCCAAGGACGACCTCGCCCCGCTGCGCGACGGCAAGATCGCCTTCATCCTGGGCTTCCAGCTGATCCACAGCGAACGCCTGCAACTCAACGCTTCGGCGCAGACCAGGGTGCCGGCATGGCGCAAGTCGGCGATGGGGCTCGGCATCAACAAGGACATCTCGGCCCGTATGGCGGAGCGCGCTGACAAGCGGTTCAGCATGTACGTCTACCTCGATATGTCGATCGGTGCGACGCGCCTGGAAGAGTCCAAGCTCGTCGAAATCGTGTGCGCGTAGAAGGAGGTCAGACACATGGCAATCGCAATCCAGGCCGGCACCAACATGGCGATGGTCCTCGCCAACACCGGCGGCAACCTGCAGACGCTTCCCAACCAGCTGGTCGGGGCCAAGCCGCACATCTGGACCGAGCGCATCACGCTCGCGTCGCAGGCGTCGGGCGTCAACATCCCGGTGGCGCGCATCCCCTACGGCAGCGCGCTGCTCGACATCGTGGTCACCGGCTCGGTGTCGCTCGGCACCAGCACGCTGGCGTTCGGCGACATGAACGCCGTGGCCCGCTTCTCGGCGGCCGTGGTGAACACCGCGGTCGACACGGCGACCCACAAGCTGAACTCGGCCTCGGCCGGCGCACTGCTGACGACCTGCTACGACTATCTCGGGGTCGCCAGCACGGCCTACGAGGACGTCATCATGACGGTCGCGGCGGCGGCGCTGCCGGCGTCCGGCACGCTGGTCGTCAGCATCTACTACCAGGACCCTGGCGTTTAGCAGCCTCGTCTCTTTTCGAGGGGTTGACTTGCGGCCGGGGTCCCATGCGCCCCGGCCGTCTTTTTGAGGAGGACCTATGGCTCAGGGTGACAGTGCGACCTCGGTGGCCAACATCGCCCTGATCGCGCTCGGCGAGAAGCCGATCACGGTGCTCTCGGAGAACAACAAGAACGCCACCCTGGTCAACGCCCGGCTCGACGATGTGCGCCGCTTCGTCCTGCGCTCCCACCCGTGGCGCTGCGCCAAGAAGCAGGCGCAACTGGCCGCCGCGGCGACCGCGCCGCTGTTCAACTGGACGTCGAAGTACCCGCTGCCGGCCGACTTCATCCGCTTCTACAACGAAGACGAGATGACCGAGGTGATGGGCATCTGGGAGATCATGGACGGCCATGTCTACACCAAGCGCCAGGGCGCGCTCGACTGCGAGTACATATTCGACCTGCAGGACTACACGCGGATGGACGCGGCAATGATCCACGTCATTGCCTACCACCTCGCGGCCGAGATCGGCCTGCCGATCACCCAGAACCCGTCGCGTGTCGAGCTGTCGCTGCGGATGATGTCGGGCAAGCTCGACCTCGCCCGCACCGTCAACGCCCAGGAGGCGAGCCCGCGTGAGTGGAACGTCGACGTGCTGCTGTGGAGTAGAAATTGAGGCAGGACCTCGAGCTTACGAGTTTCACGAAAGGTGAGTTGTCGCCGAGGCTGCGCGGAAGAACGGACTATGAGGGATATTTCAACGGCTGCGAGACGCTCATAAACATGGTGGTGATGCTGCAGGGCGGCGTCACCCGGCGTCCCGGCACGCTGTTTAGCGCCTACACCAAGTTCCAGACTGACGACACCAACGGCAAGTGCCGCCTGATCGCCTTCCAGTTCTCGGTGACCCAGGCCTACATCCTGGAGTTTGGCCACCTCTACATGCGGATTTACCGCGACCGCTTCCCGGTGGTCGACGGCGCCGACGTGCCCATCGAGATCGCCACGCCATGGACCGGAGCCCAGGTGTTCGAGCTCGGCCATGCCCAGTCGGCCGACGTGCTCTACGTCACCCATCCGCAGCACCAGCCCCGGACGATCTCGCGGACCTCGCACACGTCGTGGACGATCAGCTTTTTCGCGCCGCTCGACGGCCCCTACCAGGACGCCAAGTCCGGCCAGGGCAACCTGACCCTGGGCGCGACCTCGGGCTCGGTGTCGATGACCTGGGACTCGGTGATCGGCCTCAACAACGGGGCCGGCCTGACGGCCAACGACGTCAACCGCTCGGTGCGCTTTGCCGGCACCGCCAACTGGTACTGGCTCGTCATCTCGGCGGTCGGCAGCGCCACCACCGCCACCGGCACCGTCATGGCGGCGGTCCAGAACGGTGCCGCCGGGCCGCCGACCGACATGGTCGGGCCGAGCGACGAGTGGCGCATGGGCGCGTGGTACACCGGCAACTGGCCGTGGCTCGTGTCGTTCTGGCAGCAGCGCCTGTTCTTCAGTTCGACCAACGCCCAGCCGTCGCGCATCGACGGCAGCCAGGTCAACGACTTCACCAACTTCGCGCCGACGCTCAGTGACGGCACGGTGGTCGACAACGCGGCGGTCAGCTGGATCATCGTCGACGACCAGGTCAACGCCGCGCGCTGGCTGGTGGCGGCAGGCTCGGCGCGCACGCCGCAGCTGGCGATCGGCAACGACGGCTCCGAGCAGGTCGTGCAGGCCGGCGGCTCGGCCCAGGCGCTGACGCCGACCAGCGTACAGGCCTTCCGCGAGACCAACATCGGCTCGAAGGCCTACTCGACGGCGCTGCGGGTCAACAAGGCGGTGATCTTCGCATCGTTCGGCGGGCGCAAGCTCTACGAGTGGGCCTTCAACTGGCAGTCGGACGGCTACATCGGCGCCGACAAGTCGGTCGAGAGCGAGCACCTGACGAGAAGCGGCATCGTCGACCTCGCCTACCAGAAGCGGCCCTATTCCATCATCTGGGCGATCAAGGAGGACGGCGGCCTGATCGGCCTCACTTACCTCCCCGAGCAGGCGGTCCAGGGCTGGCACCGCCACCGCATGGGCGGCAACTACTACACCGGCCAGCCGATCGTCGAATCGATCGCCTGCATGCCGGCCCAGGACAACACCTACGACGAACTGTGGCTGGTCGTGAAGCGCACCATCGACGGCGTCGTCGTTCGCACGGTCGAGGTGATGGCCAAGTACTTCGACGACCAGCCGCAGGGCCAGGCCGTCTTCATGGACCTGGCACTGGCGTCCGAGCTCAACCTCCCGCCGGGCACCCTGGTGGCCGACACGATAGAAAAGAGCGACGGCATCGACCAGGTCGTGGTCACCTTCACCGTCACCGGGGCGGCGCCCTTCGTGGCCGGCGATGTCGGCTCGATCATCCGCTACAACGGCGGCTCGGCCATCGTCACCGGGTTCGTCTCGTCCACCGAGGTCACCGGCCTCTGGTACCACAGCCCGACCAACCTCAAGCCGGCCGCCCCCGATGCCTGGTCGATGACGCCGCAGAACGACACCTTCTCGGGCCTCGACCACCTCGAGGGCGAGGACGTCCAGATCCTGGGCGACGGCGCCGATTTCGGCGTCGAGACCGTGGTTGGCGGCGTAGTCACCATCGATCCCTCGCGGGGCCAGACTTCGGCCGCGATCATCGGCCTGCCGATCCGCTACCGCCTGGTGTCGATGCCGTGGGCGCCGCGCCAGGCCGCCGACAGCCAGGGCCACGCCAAGACCGTCGCGACCCTGTGGCTGCGGCTCTACCAGTCGCTCGGCTGCGAGTACGGCCGCCAGATCACCGACGAGTACACCGGGCGCACGGTCGACGAGACCGACAGCCTTCCGACCCGCAATACGCTCGACGTGATGGGCGAGGCGCCGCCGCTCGAATCGGGCATCTACCGCCTGCCGATGCCGGGCGGCCACGACCAGGAAGGCCAGATCGTCATCAAGGGCGAGGGTCCGTACCCGACCACCGTGCTGGCGATCCTGGCCCACGCCGACGTCGGCGAACTGCCGGGAGGAGGCTGACATGGACGCTTCCAGCATGACGGCCATCGCCAACATGGTCACCCAGGCGGCCGGCACGGTGTCGGCGGCCTCCGCCCAGCAGCAGCAGGGCGCGGTGTCCAACCGGGCGGCCGGCATCCAGGCGGCGGCCGTCACCTACCGGGGCGAGACCAACGCCACGATCGCCGAGTACCGGGCGGGCCTGACCGAGTGGGCGGCCACGACCAACGAGGGCTTCGCGATGGCGCGGGCCAACCGCGTCGAGGCCGAGGCGGCGGCCCAGGCCGAGATCATCTCGCGCTCGACCTCGCGGGTGATGGGCCGGGCGACGGCAGCCTATGGTGCGGCGGGGGTGAGCGGCGGCTCGTCGCTGTGGGTGCTGAACGACATCGCCACCGAGGGCCAGCTGCAGGCCAACCTGGCGGTCTACGGCGGCAAGGTGCAGGCCGGCGACATCCGCCAGCAGGCGAAGTTCGACACCCAGGCGGCGCAGAGCCAGGCGGTGATCTACCGGGCGATGGCGGTGGCCGAGCGGCAGTCGGCCCAGATCGGCGCGGCGGCGCTCTATGCCGGCGGCCAGGTCGCAGCCGACGCGGCCACCATGGCTGCCGGCAACACCCTGCTGACCGGGCTCGCCTCGGTTGGCGGCAAGGCGGCCGATCTGTTCGGCAAGAGCTCGACGACGCCGACAACGACGCCGACGCCGCTCAATCCGGCGACCATGCCGAGCACGAGTTCGATTGATAACAAGATCGCACCGACGGTGAACTTCTGATGGCCGTCATCCCGCAGATCGTCACGAGCCCCGGCGCGGTGCCGTCGACCGGCGGCTCGCAGGTTCGCGTTTCGCCGCAGGTCGACGTCCGCGCTCCCGCCGATCCCTCGCAGGCGCTGGGCGCGGCGGCGTCGATCGAGTCGCAGGCCTTCCAGACGACGGCGCGGGCGGGCGAGAAGCTGGCCGACTACGGCGAGCAGTTCGCCGACCAGTACGTCAAGGCCAAGCTCAACGTTGACGCGGCCAACCACCAGGCCGACCTGTCGAAGCAGTTGCACGAGGCCGAGTTCGAGTCCTCCAAGATCGCCGACCGCGCCGCTGCGACCACCGATTTCGACCAGAGAGCCGCCAAGATCAAGGACGACTTCGCCGCGAAGGACGTCAACCCGCAGGTGCGCGCCGCGGTCGATGCGAGCCTGCCCAACCAGATCGCGCTGCGCCGGGCGTCAGCGCAGAACGCTTCGTTCGGCCTCGAGAGCAAGGCCCAGGTCGGGCAACTGATCAGCAACATCGACCAATACAACAAGCAAGCGATCGATGCCCAGGACCCGCGCCTGACCGAGACCCTCATTCAGCAGGCCAACGACGCCATCGACGGGCGCGTGGCCGGCGGCTGGCTGAGTGCCGAGGTCGCGGCGAAGATGAAGGTCGACTTCGGCAGCAACGTCTATCTCACCAAGATCGAAGTCGCGATGCAGAAGGACATGGCGTCGGGCATCGCGCTCTACGACGCGACCAAGGGCAAGCTCAACGCCAGGGACAGCGCGAAGGCGGCGGTCATGGTCGAGGATCGTCGCAAGCACGTCGAGGCCGACAGCACGGTCTCGAGCGCCATGCCGGTGTTCGGCGGCGATGAAAAAGACCGCGTCCATCGCGCCATCGTCGGCCAGGAAAGCGGCGGCCGGCAGGTCGATGCCTCGGGCAACATCCTGACATCGTCCAAGGGCGCGCTCGGCGCCGGCCAGATCACGCCGGGGACGTTCGCTCAATTCGCCAAGCCGGGCGAGAGCATCACCAACAAGGAGGACAATCTCCGCGTCAGCAAGCGCATCACCGATCACTACATGGAGAAGTACAACGGCGACTGGCAGCGGGCGGCGGTGGCCTACTTCTCGGGCGAGGGCAATGTTGCGCCGGCCGGGTCGCCGACGCCGTGGAAAGTGGATAGCAGCGACGGCCGCGTGAAGACTTCGGAGTACGTCAACCAGGTCGGCGCCCGGCTCGGCGGCGCGGCGGCCCCGCAGGGCGACCAGTTGGCCCAGTGGAAGATCGATGGCTACCGCTACATCCAGAGCCTCGTTGACGACAAGACGCTCGACCCGGAAGCCCGCAACCGGCAAATCTCGATCGCCAACCAGCGGCTCAACATCGGCAACTCCATCGTGCTCGAGCAGCGCAAGTCGGCGGCCGACACGGGAGAGGCGCTCGCGATCAAACTGAACACCGGGCAGTACACGATCGGCGGGTTCCAGCAGGTCTCCGACCAGTTCAGGGCAGCAGGCGACAACTCGAACGCCGACACCTACCAGGTCCTCGCCAACAACGAGGCCCAGCTGATCGAGGATTCCAAGAACCCGCCGGCCCAGCGCTCGGCTGCCAGCATGCTGCTGCCCGGCGCGGGCGGCAGAATCGCCGCCCAGCAGCATGCCCAGGTGCTGGCCGACGCGACCGAGCGGCGGCGGCTCGAGGCGGCGCATCGCACAGAGAACCGCCAGTCCGGGGCGGCGGAAGAGAAGATCATCGACGACAGCATCGGCACCGACGTCAACCCGGAGGCGCTGAAGCAGAACATGCGCAACACGCTGGCCTACTACACGGCGGCCGGCGACGACGCGAAGGTCGAGAGGCTGAAGGAGAAGTTCAACGCCATGCTCGATGGCGCGATCATGCAGAAGCTGCCGCCGGCCGAGCGCAACCGGCTTAAGCTCGAGCTTCAGGAAATCGCCAACAGCAAGGACGGTCTCAGCATCAGGGACTCCACCCTGCTGAAAATCCTCGACCGCAAGGAGACGGACAACCAGCAGCGCTGGGACCAGGACCCACTGACGGCGGCCCACAACATCGGCCCCAGGTACGGCGGCATCTCGCTGCAGCCGTTCAACACGAACGTGCTGCAGGACCGCGATGCCGCCCAGCTGTGGGCGAACCAGCGGCTGCATGACCTGAGGCAGGCGACGTATCGCAGGGACGGCAGCGTGAGCGTCCTGCCGGCCAACTACTTCACGCCGACCGAGATGAGCGACATCACCCAGAAACTCGCCACCATGAAACCCCTCGAGGCGAAGATGTTCCTGGCCAACCTCGCCGCCGTCGTGCCGGCGCAGGCGATCGCCCTGATCGGCCAGCAGATGTCGCAGAAAGATCCGGTGTCGGACAGCTACGCCGGCGCGCTCGGCCTGTTCGCCCGCAACAAGAAGGACGATGTCGAGATCGGCAAGCGCGTCATCGACGGCATGAACTGGCGGACCAAGGGTGGCGAGGACGGCAAGTCGAGGATCGACGTGAACGCTGCCCTGTTCACCGCCATCGACAACCAGCTGGGCGGTGCCCGAACCGGCATGACTCCCGATGCCATCCGCATGCAGAACAACGTCATCATCTCGAACTACGTCGCCCTCACGGCAGGCTCGCCCGACCGGGCGGCCATCAAGCCAGACCAACTCAGTCAGGCGATCACCGAGATCGTCGGCAAGCGAGCGAACATCAACGGCGCCGACACGCTGATCGCCCGCGAACTGGAGCCCTACCAGGTCCGCAACGGCCTGGCGTCAATCGGGCCTGCCGACGTTGCCAGCCTGCGCGCCTCCTCCGACGGCAAGCCGATCACCGACGCGACGATCCGCCAGCGGGGCCAGATCGTGCCGTATGGCGACGGCCTGTACACGGTCGTCATCCCCGACCCCCTGAAAGCCGCCCGCATGGCCCAGGTCATCGACAACACCACCGGCCGGCCGTGGGTCATCGACATCCATCCGCTGATTGCTCGTGGCGATACGACCAACCGTGCGAGCCGGTCGGAGAATCCGCCGAGCATGCCGAGGTCGACCCGCGGGATACCCGTCATCGTTCCGACCGAGCCGGTGCCGCCCCAATGAGCATCCTCGGCCTGATGGAGAACACGGCGGACACCGCCCAGACGACGCCCGATCTCAGCGCCTCGCCGTCGACCAACAGCGAGCGCTTTGCCGCAGCGTGGAGTGCCGGCCAGTCGCCCGACCGCTACTGGAACGAAGCGCGGGTCCGAATCGGCAAGGCCGAGCAGATCATCGACACCGTCCACTCCCTGACCGGCGAGCGCTACCTCAATCCCTACGACGTCAACAGTCCGATGCAGGATGAGATGGACCTGATGCCGGCCGAGATACAGGCCAAGCGCCTGGCGGCATTGCGCGAGGGCGCACGCAAGGCACGGTCGAAGGCGGACAAGTTCGGCGGCATGCCCGATGACCTGCTCGACCCCGACAGCGTCGACATCGCCGTGGCCGGGGAGAGCCGTGCCGCCCGCACCGCCGACGAGCGCCTGACCGGGACCGGCGGCGGGGTCGGCGCCTTCCTGGGCGCGGCGGCGGCCGAGACGGCAAGCCCGCATGGCATCGCCTCGTCGTTCATCCCGGTGACCCGGATGGGCGGCGCGGTGGCCCAGGTCGGCCTGCGCGCCTTTGCGGCTAACGTGGCCAAGGAGGCGGCCTTCCAGGGCGGTGCCGCCGCCGTGGTGCAGTCGTTCGGCACCCTCATCGACTACCAGACGCGCAAGCAGTTCGGCACCGAGCAGACCAACGAGCAGATCATGGAGGAGATCATCTCGGCGGCCGGCGGGGGGGCCATCATCGGCGGTGCCTTCCGCGCCATTCACATCGGCGTGCTCAAGCTCGCCAGCCGCGGCGTCGACATCCCGGAGCCGATCCTCGATCGGGCGCGCATGATGGAGGAGGGCGACCTCTACGGGAACAAGAACCCGCTGCGCATCAACCCCGGCCAGATGGAGGTCGCGACCGACCAGGCGATGGGGGCCGCCGTGCTCGGCCGGGCGGCGTCGCCCAATGTCGACGTCAGTCCTGCCCAGACCCTGCACGAGGCGGCCCGCCGGCTCGATCCCGAATTGATGCAGCGTTACGACGCGGCGGTGGCGTGGCGCGACGAGGCGCGTGCCCTCCTCGCGCCGACCGACGAGACCATCGCCATGCTGAAGAAGAGAGCGGACGACGCCGATGCAGCGATTGCCGCAGCGGGACCGCAGACTAAGGAGGGCGCTGAGAAGCTCGGCCAGCAGGCCCGCATGGCGCGGGAAATCTACGAGGACGCCGTGGCGCGGGCCGAGGCGCAGGGCGTCGGGGCGCCGATCGAGACCCAGGTCTCGGAGAGCATGCGCCAGCAACTGCAGGCGGCCGACCTCGAGCTGCGCGAACTGATCCCCGAGATCAACAAGGTGATGACGAGGGCCGGCGAGGAGGTGACCGCAGCGCAGAGAGCGGCAGAGGCCGCAGAGGCCGCCCGCGCCGAGCCGACCCCGCTGTCGCCGGAAGCCGGCATCTCCGAGGCCAGGCTGTCGCCCGAGGAAGTCTCCCGCGTCCGCGATCTGCAGGAGCAGATCGCCGACTATGAACGATTCCGCGACAAGGCGAGCCCTGAGGATGCGCCGGCTTGGCAGCAGGCGATCGACGACTTCAACACCGAGATCGCCAAGATCATGGACCTCGACATCGCCGACCAGGCTCCGGTCAAGGCGGCGATGAAGCGGCTCGAGGCGGCACCGAGCAACCCGATGCAGGCCCCTCGGCCGGCACCGCCGGAACCAAAGCCGCAGCCGTCCACCGCCAAGCTCCCCGGCGAGAGCGCCGAGGACAAGGCCATCCTGCAGCAGGCCAAGCAGATCATGGACAACGAGAAGCTCGCCGGGGCCCCCGAGGCCAGGCAGCAGATGGAAGAGATCGACATCAAGGAGCAGCAGTACCTGGCGGCAACCGGCTGCGTCGTAGGAGTCCTGTGATGGCAAAGATTTACGACGACTGTCTGAACGAGGCGGTGGCGGCCCGGAAGATCACCCAGTCGACGGCCGACAAGATGCGGAAGTTCATTGCCGAGGCCGAGAAGGAGGCCGTCGCCCAAGGCCACGCCGAGGGCAGCACGTCGAACTACACCTTCGCCACCTCGAGGGCCGCCGAGCGCATGATGGAGGAGGTCGGCACGGCGCGGATGGCCGCCGCCCACACGATTCTGAAGACCCAGCGCAACCTCGATGACGCGACGCAGAATAGCGCCGGCATCTTCCGCGGCCTGCAGACCATCCTGGGCGAGCGCGTGCGCGGCGAGGGCGGCAAGTACAGCCTGATCAAGTCGCAGCAGGAGGCCAAGAAGTTCCTCGGCACCTTCCTGACCGACTTCATCGAGGACCTGCGCTCAAGCTCCTTCGGCCTGACCCGCGATCGCGTCGTGCCGCGCAACACGGTCAGCGAACTGATGGGCAAGGCAACCGGCGTGGCCGGGGCCAAGGTGAACGCCACCGGCTGGCAGAAGATGATGGCCACCTGGCGCGACATGATGGAGGCGGAGGGCGTCAAGATACGCAACCTCGCCGACTACTTCCTGCCGCAGCAGTTCAATACGCTCAAGGTCAAGGGGATGGGCCGCGACGGCTTCATCGAAGCCATGACCCAACGCTGGAAGTCGGGCGACCTCCGCCTGCGCGACTGGCGCTCGTCGGCCGACGACGCGGTGTTCACGCCGGGCGGCGAGACGTGGCGCAAGGAAGGCGTGATGAAGGACGACGACCTGGTGAGGGAGATTCTGGGCGACGCCTACGACAACATCGCGACCAAGGGCAACATCGCGATCGAGCCCGGCGTGTCGGTCCAGCAGACGATGGCCGACCGCTACAACAAGCGGCGCGTGTTCGAGTGGACGTCAGACACCGCGTATTTCGGCTTCGTCGATACGTTCGGCAACGGCGCCGACAACCTCGGCGAGGCCTTCACCCGGCACTTCCACCAGATGGCGCTCGACCTCGGCACCGCCCGCATCCTCGGTGGCGATCCCGACAAGATGGCCAAGACCCTGATCGACTTCGGCAAGCAGCAGGGCATGAAGACGCGGTTCTCCGACAGCAATGCCTTGGCCGTGTCGCTCGACAAGCTCTACTACCACACCAGCGGCCAGGCCCATGCCGCGGCCAACGTCACCTGGGCCAACACCGGCCAGGCGGTTCGCTCGTGGCTGTCGAGCGTCCAGTTGGGCGGCGCAGTCCTGTCGTCGGTGTCCGACATCGCCTTCCTGCGCTCGACGGCGGCGTTCAACGGTTTGAGCTCCACCAGGGTGATGGCGCGCTACGTCCAGGCGCTTGGCGAACTGGCCACGGCGGACGGCCGGCGCGCTGCCACGCAGCAGGGCCTGATGATCGAGACCGGCCTGCGCGGCCTGCGCGACTTCTTCGACGAGACGCTCACCGCCAACATCAGCAAGCCCGGCAGCCTGTTCGGCGGCGAGGGCCTGGAGGCGGCGAGTGCCGGTCTCGCCCGCATCGGTGGCCAGGCGGCCGAGGGCGTCATGCGCGTCACCGGCCTGGAGCATCACTCCAACGCCGGCCGCATTGCGCTCGGCAACGAGTTTCTGGCCACCTTCGCCGACCACGCTCACCTGAAGCTCGACGCCCTGCCCGAGCGGCTCGGCCGCATGCTGCAGCGCTACGGCCTCGATGCCAACGACTGGGACATGCTGCGGACCAACGCCATGCACGGCAACAAGCTGTTCATGGACCCGATGTACCTCGCCCATTCCGGCACGGCGGCCCAGCGCGAGACGGCGCTTCGCCTGGTCGGCGCGGTCGACGCCGAGATCAAGTACGCCGTGCCCGAGGGCGGCTCGACCGTGCGTGCCATCATGCTGGGCAAGACCCAGGCCGGGACATTCCTCGGCGAGGCGGCGCGCTCGCTCCAATACAAGGGCTTCGTCGGCTCGGTCACCATCTTCCACGGCTACCGGGCGCTCGACCAGTTGATGTCGAAGCAGGGCTACATGATGAAAGGCCAGTACCTGGCGGCGCTCTCCATCGAGGCCACGGTGCTCGGCGCGCTGTCGGTTCAGCTCAAGAACATCGCCGCCGGCAAGGACCCCGAGGCGATGGACACGCCGACCTTCTGGGCCAAGTCGGCGGCGATGGGCGGCGTCGGCGGCATGTTCGGCGACCAGGTCAAAACCTTCATACAGACCAAGTCGGCGGCGGATGCGGCGCGCATGCTGACCCCGACGGCGGGCCTGGCGATCGACACGATGGCGCTGACCGGCGCCAACCTCAACCAGGCCTTCAGCGGCGAGAAGACCAACTTCGGCCGCGAGAGCGCCAACTACCTGCGCAAGTACGCCCTGCCGCGGACGTTCATGACCAGCCTCGCCGTCGACCGCCTGGGCTGGGACACCCTGCAGAAGATGTGGGACCCCGAGGCCGGGCAGGCCTTCGCCCGCATCGAGCAGCGCGCCCGCAAGGACAAGCAAAGCTACTGGTGGCGGCCGGGTGATACCGCCCTGCCCAACCGAGGACCCAACCTGGGGGCCGCTGCCGGCCAGCTGGGCCAGTGAGGACACCATGACCGTCACGACCACCGCCAACTCGATCACCTACGCCGGCAACGGCACGACGACCGCGTACTCATTTCCCTACATATTCTTCGCGCCGACCGACCTCGTGGTCACGCTGATCGACACCGCCACCAACGTGGCGGTCATGCCACCGTCGGTCCTCAACGGCGGCGCGACCTACGACTACACGGTGACCGGCGACATCACCGGCGGCGAATACGCCTCGGGCGCCACCGTCACCTTCAACACCGCGCCGCTCGGCAGCCACACCGTGCTCCTCGTGCGCGCCGTCCCGGCGACCCAGACCGTGACGCTGATCGACAACACCAAGTTCCCGGCCGACACCATCAACACCGAGTTCGACAAGCTGACCATCCTGGCCCAGCAATCGGCTTTCCTCACGTCCACGGCGCTGCAGATCCCAAGTTCCGAGGTCGGGCTCATCGTCACCGCCGTGCCGGCGGCCAGCCGTGCCAACCGGCTTCTGGTGTGGGACGCCCTCGGCAACCTGACGACCATCGACCCCGCCACCCTGATCGGCGGCGCTGTTCCCGCCGGCCCGGCCAGCGGCGATCTTGCTGGCACCTATCCTGGCCCATCGATCAAGGCCAGCGTCGGACTGACCGGCAGTCCGACCGCGCCGACACCGACGGCGGGCGACAACGACACCAGCATTGCCACCACGGCTTTTGTGAACACGGCGATCAGCGCTGCCGGCGGCCAGATCATCGGCGACACGACGCTGGTTGCACCTGCGGCATCAATGAACTTCTTCGCCTTGCCGGCGCGGACCATCGAACTGTCGTTCTACTGCGTGCCGACAGCGCCTCCGGCAACTCTCGGCCTGCGCGTGGCGACCGGCAGTACGGTCGAGGCGGGATTGGTCTACAACACGCAGCGTCACTATGCGACGACCGCCACGCCGGGAGCCGACAGCCAGCTTCTCCAGGGCTCCTACATGATCTCGAGCGGCGTTACCGCCACTGGCGTCTTCGGCAAGGTCCACCTGCTGGGCAGCGCTCTCGGCGTGTTCGGCGGACAGGGCTTCGGCCAAGTCCTGAACTATCCCAGCACCCTGTTGAACCTCGGCCTGTTCGGGCCGAATGCCAATGGCTTTCAACTGGTATTCACTACCGGCAACATCGCGGCCGGCAGCTACTGCCGCGTCATCGGCTGGCCGTGATGTGCTGCGGACCATTGTCTTCGTCGGCTTCATCTGCGCGATCATCCTGGTCCTGCTCAGTCCTCGGTCGCGCTGGATGTGGGCTCTTGCCCTGTCGGTGATGCACCTGTTCCTTCAGGCGGTGCTGCTGGTCCTGCTGTATTAGGGTGCCCATGATCATCCACTTCACGCTCGAGGAGTTCCTGATCAGCGACACGGCGAATCAGATCGGGGTGAGCAATTATCCGACGTGGGAGATCACCCGCAACCTCGAGAAGCTGGCGCTCACCATGGAATTGATCCGCTCGGGCCTGGGCGACAACCCGGTCACCGTCTACTCGGGCTACCGCTCGCCGCCGGTCAACAGCGCGGTCGGCGGTGCGACCAACAGCGCGCACCTCTATGGCCTAGCCTGCGACTTCGTCATCCCCGACTTCGGCAATCCGCTCGACGTCTGCCTCGCCATCGAGCCGCATATGGCGTTCCTGCAGATCGACCAGCTGATCTACGAGATCGACTGGATTCACCTTGGGCTGGCCACGTCTGGCGAGCCGCGCCATCAGTGCCTGACGATCACCGCCAACGGCAACACCTACGAGGGCTTCCGGTGAGAGTGTATACTGGAACGTATATCAGCCGGGAGGCGATAACCTAACGCCTTGCAAATATGCAGGAAAAAGGCCCTAACGAGCGCCTGCCCAAAGTGAAACAGGCAATTTCCCCCACCTTCCCCGCGCTGCCCCAAAGAGTAATATAACGCAGGCGGGCCAGCGTTTTGTCCTTCCCCTACCTTCCCGACGCTTTCCGGGGCTTCCCAAGCCGAACGTATACTGATAACGTATATTTACCGTCGATCACCTGAGATCCTTCTCGGCTGGCCGATATACGTTTTGAAAAAGGCCTGGGGAACATGAGCAAGCACACCAACCGGATCGGCACGGCATTGCTGGTCGCCATCATGAAGGGCCGGCACACCTGGTCGACCGCGCTGCCGCCGCTGATCGCCGACGGCGGCGGTCTCTACCTGCAGCCGCGTGAAGGCGGCGGCGGCACCTGGAAGTATCGCTACACCAAGGATGGTCGGGCAACCTTTGCCGGGCTCGGCCGGCTCGAGGACGTGTCGGCCAGCCAGGCGCGGCTCCAGCGCGACCTTCTCAAGACGAGCCTGCGCAAGGGCGGCGATCCCGTGCGCGATCGCCAACGCGCCGGCGCCATTGCCTGGGCCACGGGCACAGACCTGTCGACCTTCGCCGCCGCCTGCGAGAACTGGATGGCGGCGCGACTGAGCAAGACGGCGCCGGCCCATCGGCGCAACCTGACCAGCGTCGCCAGCAATCACGTCATGCCGACGCTGGGCAAGATGCGGGTCGATGACGTGAGCGGCGACCACGTCATCCGCCTGACCGGCCACCTCAAATCGACGACCATGGTGCGGCGCTCGTTGCAGGTGATCCGCGAGACCATCAACTTCGCCAATGCCGCCCGCGCGGTGCCTGACCGTTGCGCCAATCCGGCCGCTGATCCGCTGGTCATCCAGACGCTGGCTCTCAGCAAGCGGACGACCGGCAAGAGCAGGCCGCACCCCAAGCTGGCGGTCGCCGACGTGCCCGCGTTGATGGCGCGGCTGTGGGAGAACAAGAGCGTCACCGGCCTCGGCATGATGGCGATCGTGCTGACCGGCCTGCGCGCCAACGAGGCGCTGCATGGCCGGTGGTCCGAGATCAGTGGCACCGTCTGGACGATCCCCGGCGACCACGATGGCGTCGAGGGGCGCATGAAGGCGCGCGAAGGGCAGGGCAGGCCGCAGCGCGTGCCGGTGACGCCGGGCCTCAAGATGGTCCTCGACACCCTGCGCGAGCTGCGCCGCTCGGCCGACGATTTCATCTTTCCCGGCAACGCGGGCAAGCCCATCGCCGTCGGCTCGATGTGGAAGGTGCTGCGCGACTACAAGGCCGCGGGCATCACCACGCACGGCTTCCGCTCGACGCTGATGGACTTCGCCAAGGCGCAAAAGGTGCCGTTCGATGTCCGCGAGGCCATGCTGCATCACGTCATGGGCGGCGCCGCCGGTCACTACGACTACGACGACGACCGGCTGGCCGATCGCATCGCCTGCATGACCGCCTGGTCGGACCACTGCATGAGCGCCATCCCCACCGGGCAGCGCCGCCTGCACGTCGTTGCTTAAAGTGAGGGGGCTGGCCGCTGATACCAGCCCCCTCGTCCTTTCACCGGCTACGTCAGCGGACGCCGGCTTCCAGACCTCTTGAAACTAGACCTTCTTTTTGCCGCCGATCTTGGTCGGCCCTTGCGTGCGGCGGATGTAGTCGCGGGGGACTTTGGGAAGTCCCTCGGCAGCAACGCGCTCGACCTCGGCAGCCGGGATGCGCAGCGCATGGCCGATGCGCGTGTATTTGATCATGTCGTGGCTCATCAGGCGATTGAGCGTGGTGATGCTGATCGACAGAACCGCCGCGGCATCGCGCATCGAGTAGGCCAGCGGCCGGACAGGGTCGGTCATGGCTTGTCCTTCAGTAGGGCGCGGGCTTTTTCGCAGGCCAAGGCAAGTGAACCAGGAAAGGCCGCACCCTGATTGTTGACGATGAAGATGGCTTCGTGCTGCCGATCGACAATCTCCTGCAAAGCCGCTCGCAGCCGATCGATCTCGGCTTGGCCGCCTTTGTCAGCAGCTCGCCACATCCCGTCCAGTTCGTCCACTTTGGCGCGCAGCCGCTCGATCTCGTCGGCGGCTTCATGGCGTTCTTTCGTGAGCGCTGAGATAACGTCCCAAAGCTGGTCGGGATTGTGCGTCAGTCCATGCGTGCGGCGCAGCCGGTCCACGAGGTCGGTCATGGCTTTCCCCCGAGTGCGGCGCGGGCCTCGCGAACGGCGCGGGGGTCGTTGGAGCTATCTTCGATCTCCCGTAGCGTCTTGCGCAGGCGCTCGATCTCGTCGGCGGCCTCCTGATAAAGTACGGCATCGCCGTAGGCATGTTGCGAACTCGCAAGTTCGTCGGCCTTGTAGCGCAGCCGATCCACCAAATCAGTCATGCCGCGCCTCCCCGTTCCGGCGTCGGTGCATGGCCTCGATCATCGCAGCCTCTCCTGTATGCGCGCCACTTCCTGCCAGCCCATCTCGGTCAGCGTGATGCCGTCCTCGTCGGTATTACCAAAGCGGCCGTGGTGCGAGAGCTTGGCGTAGCCGCGTGCGATCAGCTCGTCGACCGTTCCAGGTGGCCCAAGCTCTTTGCGCGGCGTCCACTCCTCGCGGCTCAGCCACAGCAGCACCAGGTGGTCGGTGATCAGCGGCTGGAAAGCGGTGCGGCCGGTCATGGCGTGAACCACACCAGCAGGACGAGCCCAACCAGTCCGGCCACCGCCGCCAGCATCAGCGCCAAACCCAGTAGCTCCGCCCTCATGTCGACTTCTCCACATAGAGTGCGATCAGGTCGCTGAGCGCCGACTGGATGGACGGATGCTCATGGTCCTTCAGCTTGACCAGAGTGTCGGCGTAGTGCGTGTGCCAAGCATCGGCCTGCTCCAGCGTCGCCGTCTCCAGATACCCGGTGCTCCAGGTGAAGAACGCTTTCGGCGTCTTGTGCGCCGGCCAGTTCACCGGCTCGAGGATGTCCGCGGGCTCGACGTCGATGATGGTGCCCTTGGCTTGCGGGCCTTCTGCGTCGCCGTGTAGCTCACCCTTAGTGTCAAGGTGGGCGGGATCACCCCGGTCATGTGCGCTATCAAGGGCCGCAGCCGTCTGCAAAACGGACATGGGCATATCGCGAGCGAGGCGGCGCTTGCAGGTTTTTTCAACCATTGCTGGATAGCCGATAAAGGGGTCGTTCCACGGACTGTCCTTCTTTTTGGCACCCTGGCTGCGGGCTTTGACATCCTCGATCTCCTCGATCGACATCACTCGAATAATCGGCGGGCGGTCGTTGCTGGTGGCGCAGGCCCAGGCCGACACGATGCGGGCACCACGAGTGTGGCTCGGTCTATGTTTCACATAGGGCGTTGAACCAAGCTCATACGCAAAGGCGTCGCCTTCCCTCACGACGCCACCAGTGATCGTGTAGCCGCTTCGTGCCGCCAGCGTGTTGTAGCCCTTGTAGCCGACTTGAAACGTCGCGATCGATCCATACGGCACGATGTAGCCCTGCCCGGTCACGCCATCGCATTCGAGGCCGAGCACCGCCGCCGTGGTCGCGGCGTTGACGATCGACTGCACGCTGCACTCGGCCAGGCGCGGGTTGCGCTCGACCGACATCATCACCGTCCGCATCAGCTTGTCGGCGCTCACCGACGGTGGCAGCAGCTCGGCGAAGATGGTTTTTCGCGCCGTCAGTTCCTTGTCGATGACGGCGAGGCTAGTCGCCATGGGGCTTTTTCCATCCGACAGAGTTCTGAAAAATGTAGCCGGGAATGTTCTTTCCCTGCGTGACGGCGTGCCCCTCAAGGATTGCCAGGCGGTGGGCAAATCCGGCGGATATTTTGTCGAACAATGCACTTTGCTGCTGTGCATCATGGTGGAGACGCTCGATCTTATGCCTCAACTCTTCAATGACCTCGACGGCTTCCGCCATCCGCTGCGGCACACTCGGCGGTCCCGGTTCGCAAGGGACGGCCGCCCGCACTCTGGATACGGACAGCGCGCCAAAATTTGGAATGCGCTTTAGCTCATCGTCTTTTGCGCGGCGAAGTTGTCCGACGACCAAAATCCCCGCATTCGCCAATGTGCGCTGCATTTTGGGGGTGAATGACTTTATCCGTTCGACGGGAAGCTCGTCTGGGAGTCGCCTCTTGGCCATCACCCGGCCTCGATGGTTGAGCGCAGCTTTTCGACGTACTCCTCGAACGCCTGAAGGACGGCCGGCTCCAGAAAAACGATGTTGGTCTTGCTGATGCCGTCGTACGCATAGAGTTCGATCTGATAGCCGTCATAGCTCGCATAGAGGCCATCGCCGAGGTAGGTGTCTTTCGGGTCCTTGGTCGGTTCCATAGTCATCCTGCTTCGATGGTTGAGCGCGGCCCATCGCCGACGATGCCGTTGTCGCTCGGTTCGACGGTCATGCGGACATAGCCGCGCTTGTCCTGCTTCACGTTGACGTTGAAGCCGGGGATCTTGAGCAGCTCGGCATCCTCGGCCGCAGCGAGAAGCTTGGCCTTCGACGCCGTCTTCTGCCGCTCGAATCCGGCCAGTTGTTCGGAGGCATAGCGATAGAGGCTGGCCTCCGTGTTCAGGTCGTCGTCGGGGATCTCGACGATCTTCCGGGGCTCCCGCGCCGGCCAGATCAGCCGCATGATCGAAAGCTCGGCGTCGGTCCCGGTGGGCTCGGGCCGACGCTTCGCCTTCACGCTCTCCCAGAACATCTGGACCTTGAGTTCGATCTCGCTGATCACCGCCGGGATCGGCCGCCGGATGATCGCCGGCATCAGCGTCCCGGTCTGCATGACCAGGACGGCGATGGCCGCCCACGACCGCCCGGTCACCGCCAACTGGTGCTGTACCTGAAGCTCGTACTGCGGCGGCGCCCGGTCGTCGGACCAGTGCTCGGCGTAATCCTTGTAGTCGAACACCACCTTGGTCTCGCAGATGCCCGGCCCCCATTCGTGGTCGACGATGTCGAAATCGAGCGTGCAGCCCATGCCGGTGACCGTCGGGTGGAGGTGGTACTCGCGAGACCGCTCGATCTTCCAGCCCAACTCCTTGCCAAGCTGCTCGCCGATGAACGGCTCCAGATATCGACCGAGCGCCATCTTGTTGTTCTCTTCGATGACGTGCTCGGTGATGCCGCTCTTCTCGGCGTAGAGCGTAAACTCGGTCATCCACGGGCTAGCGCCGAACAGGGCGGCGATGTCGGACCCGCCAATGTTGCGCTTCCTCAGTTCGTGCCACTGCTTGTCGTCTTCGATCGTAACTTTCGGCATCAGGCAGCCCTCTCGGCAATCTCGATCAGCAGGTCGGCGATCGCCTCCTGCTCGGTGGCACCCCAGCCCATCGCGTCGCCCGGCTCGTAATCCTCCAGGGTCGCGCACCAGTCGAAGCCGCGGGAGGGAATCGGCTTGGCGTCGTAGCTGGTCCTGATCGGCAGGGTCGGCTTCACAGCAGCCTGCCGATCGGCACGCCATGCCTGCTGGCGAACAAACAGACGGCGCGGGCCCTGGCGTATTCGCCGGCCTCGTAGTCCCGGAAGGCGCGCTCGGCCTTCTCGAGGTCGTCGTAGTCCTCGTACATCAGGCCGCCGGTCGTGGTCTCGCGGCCCGGCGTCGGCGACCAGGCGGAGACGACCACAAATTCTGTCGATTGCTCGATCAGCGGCTTAACGAGGGTGAGGGTGTGAGACATTGCGGGCTCCATCATCTGACGACAAGGCGGGGAACGGGTGCGCGCTCGATCGGCCGGCAGCGCAGGCGCCAGCCCTTCTCGGCGCGCGACAGGGCGATCGCCTCCAGGCAATCGTGGCGGCTGGGGAACGTCTGTCCCATGCGCTTCACGTTTGGCGCGTCGGCGCGCAGTTCGGCGCCGGGCCGCTCGGCCAGGATTTCATAATCGAGGGCGAAGGCGCGCGACGCACAGAACAGGATGGCGACGACCAGCGCCCAGGCGAGCAGGCTCAGTGACGCCGCCCACAGGAACCCGCGCGCGTTCATTGCTGCTCCCCTAGTCATTGAGAGAATGACGGTCGGGACATTCGTCGGAGAGCAAATCGCTACTAGCGGCAATTTGCTCCTTGGGCTTCGGACAAACCGTTTGGAGAAGGTCTACCGCCTGTCGGAGTGCGGCCTGCAAATCGCTCACCCTGGCGGTCCTGCCCGGCTTGGCTGCCCATTCCGCCAGCGTTGCCTGATCGGGCGGTGTGGCGGCGCCAAAGGCCGTCCCGGTGCCTAGCCACTTCTGTAGAACGTCCTGCCGCTTGCTGCGCTCGATCTCGTCCTTGGTGTGGAGGTTGACGTGTTGGTACTTGGTCGCGAACTGGAGGTCCGTTCCCTTGAAGTCGGGGTCAACCTCCTCGCGGGTCTTGCCCTTGAGGACCACCGCCGCCGGTTGCGGGCGGGGCGGCTGGTCCTGCATCACGTCGGGGATGCGCTGGACGCGACGGCGCTGCCGCTGTGCATGGCCTGACAGATGAGAACCACGACGAACGGCGTTTTTGGTACCCTTACCGGTTTGGGTAAGGGTACCAATTCCGCGTTTCGGCACACTTTCCCAGATCGTGCGCACTTTATACGACGTGCTTGCCTGCAGCATCTTGCGTCCCGCCTCGGGGTCGCGGGCGAATCCGGCTGTGGCTTTGATCTCGTTGGCCGTCATGATCCGCAAGTCATTCCGCACCAGCCAGCGGCTGTATGCATTGGTGTCGGGATACTGCCTGCGGGCCTCCAGGATGACCTCGCCAAGCTCGATCGTCGCCTCGATCCATTCCGCTCGCGCAGTCTGGGATAGCGTCCGCGCAGTCTGGGATAGCGTCTGAGCGCGGGTGATCTTGTCGAAGGCGGCGCGGTAGCGCTCGGCCAGCGGGTCGACCTGGTTGGTGCTCTGCGTCGGCACCGGCATTTCGTTCGTCATCGTCACATCCTCCGAAAAAGGGGGGCGCCCTTCCCAAAGCGCCCCCCGGTTCGTCCCCTCGATGGATGCTTACTCCGCCGCCTGCTGCAGCGGCGCCGGCCGGACGAAGTGCGGGAAGACCTCGTTGACGCGCAGTTGGATGCGCTTGACCTGCTCGTGACGCAGCCAGGCGTTGAAGGCCTTGATGACGTGGCCCAGCACCTGGTGCTTCTTCATCGGCGTCATCGAGCGCTCGTCGTCCGCCATCACCTTGCGCAGCGCCTCGAGGGGATCGCCCTCGACCGGCTCGTCGACGATCGTGCCGAGTTCGTTGGCGAACGAGTCGAGGACATCCTCACCGTGCAGCTCGATGATCTGGTAGGCCGCGAAGCCCGCCACATCCTTGTGCCCGATGACCGTGGCTGCCGCCTGGTACTCGCCGTTCATCAGGCGGGTGCCGAGCTTCAGGTTGGGATGCGTCTGGACGTACTCCACGAATTTGATGGGCGGGAGCTTGTCCATTGGCTTCTTGGTCGTCGCGGTGAAGCAGTTGTGCTCGTACTGCAGCGCCATCGAGACGACTGCCGACATCTGCTTGGCCACGCCGTTCAGACCGGCGGTTGACAGGGCATCCGCGGCCGACCGCGCCTTGCCGTTGTCGATGTAGGCGAACAACGTCGGATCGTTGGGTACATCGGTGATGATGTACGTCGGAAACGACGCGCCCGAGAGGTAGGACGCCCACAGGCGATGGGCGGAGTCGAGCAGAACGCCCTTGTCGTTGACCAGGATCGCCTGCCCGGTCTTCTTCCACTCGCCAGCGGACATCTGACGGGCGTAGTACTTGATGGTCGGCAGGGCCGGCTTGCGGTTGGCGCCGATCGGGTTGCGCAGCAGCAGGCCTTCGGCGGCCTCCTGATCGATCGTCACCCAGCCGTTGGTGAGGTTGAGCGGACGCTCGGGCTGCTCGGCCCGCCAGGCCTCGAACTCCTCGAGGAGGTTGGTGAACGCCTGCGATGAGGCGGTCACGAGGTCGAGCTTGAAGTGCGGTGTAAAGGCCATGAGAGGTCTCCAGGGCTGCGCGATGCGTCGGGACAATTCCTTCGGCAGCATGACCAGCCTGGAGCCATCGTAGGGACATGCTGTCTCTATCGCAAGCGCTTTTAGAGACCGTTTGTCCCCCGCAGGAACAATTACAGAAAGTCTGCAATCCGGAATTGGTCCGGCCGTTGCTAGAGACTAGCCAACCAAGCGGCGCGGCACCGTTCGGACGTTACGCCCGGCAATCCAGAAATCGAGGTTCCGGT